TTCCTAAATCAACATCAGTTGGATTCATTTGTGAATCGGCATATTTTTCAACCGCATCCATATCGGTTTTTGCCATTTCAACTTTAACTCTTTCTCTTAATACTGCACTTTGAGATGAATAAAAGTATCTATCAATTAATTTATTTTCTAATTTTTTAAATCCTGCACTCTTATGACAATTATGGAATGGATTTTGTTGTTTTACTAAAAGTATTTGATGTGTTATCTCGTGTAATATTGCCCTTTCTATATCAGTAACCTTACTCAAATCAAAGGTAATATATTCTGGTATAAATGTTTTAGCATCATAAGTAGTTGCTGCACCTGCGTGACCAACTGAACCGAATTTTACTGCAATAGGTTTTATATTTAAATCCTTACAAATTGCTTTGTAGTAATTTACAACACTTTCTTTTTTAACTTCAGTAATAACACCCTCTTCTATTTTAGTCTCCGATGTATTATTATTTTTCATTCGTTGTCTACGCATATCAACGTGTGAATTACCAACCGGTGCAATTACTGTATATCCAGCATCCTCCGCCTCTTTAATTTTTCTATCTAGTTCTTTTTGACGAAATCCGTTGTATGCTTCTTGTGCTTTAAATATTTCAGTTTCACCATATCCATCATCATCTCTATAATTTAGTTCATAAAGGTCTTTTTGTTGTGAATCAGTTAGGTTATCCCAATCAACCTCACCATCAAACTCACTACTACCACCTTTTTTTGCTTGGTCTATTAACCATTCTTTTCCTTCATCATCTAAATAATCTTCAGGTGACATATTTTCGTCAGGACCATCTTGTCCATACATATTTGACCACAATGCAGCTTTAGCTTTAGATTTACTACCACCTACTGATTTTGCTACTTCATCAAATACTGGTGATTTATCATCCAATACGTCTGCGTTTTCATCCCAACTACTTTCTTCTGCATTATCAAAGTGTCCTTTTACTGCATTTCTAATTTCATTTTGTTCTCCGCCAAATTCAATATTACCATTCTTATCTTTACTCATACCACCCTCACCTACAAACATTACTTTTGTATTTTTAGGTAAAGTTTTTATTTGTTCTATTGTTTCTTTATTACTTTTTTTTCTTTTTCCGTGCTCAACTCCAATAATCAATGAACCATTTGGTGTTACATCAATATCTAATTCTTCACCATTTTTTGTTTTTCTATTCTTTAATTTATTTGCTACTTCGGCAGTATCAGATGATGATTTTGTAGGTTCTTGTTTTGGTTCTTCTTTAGGTTGTTTAACACTTTTATCATGTTTAAACATATCCGCACCTTGTACTGCTTGACCAGTTGGTTTGGCTTCACCACCTTTATCATCTACCTCAATAGGATTATATTTTCCACTATCATCTTTTGTAAATAGAGGTGCACCTTCTACATCTTTTTTACTTTTTTCTTTGTATTTACCATACCCAACATGCACGTATTTATCATCCTCACCATCACTTTCAAATAGTGAATCTAATAAATCAGAATAATCAGATAACAATTCTGAAATAGAATCTTTTTGTTTAGTTTTCTTTTTCAATCTCTTTTCTGCCTTTTCAATTTTTTCAATTTCTTGAGTGACATCAACATCATCAAACCCAAGTGGATATGTAGTTGGTTTATTCAAACTTCTAGCGTTGTTTTTTGTTTTAATTTTAAAAGTTATTTGGTTTTCATCATCGGATGCATATATTGCATCTGCTTTTGGAAAATCAGTTTGGGTATAACCTCCCCTAACAAACCAATCATCACTACTATTAACTCCATCATCACCACCCAATACTCTTGCTTTACCTTTTGGTAAGTATCCACCATCGGGTTGTGAATCATCACCGCCAGAGACAGTTGCTGCCTCTTTAAAAATATTTTGTTTTGGTAGAATTCTAAATGTAGCTACTTTTTTACCATTAATTGTTGGCATTCCATGTTCGTCTTTACCAATTGTCTTAACTACTGTTTTTTTATTTTTAAATTTACCCATTAAGATAGTATCACCTATTTCAACATCTAATTTAATTTCTTCGTTTACCTCATCTTCATCATCTAACTTTTTACGCATCTTTTTGACGTCTTCAGGTTTAGGTGCACCATTAATTGTTCCGTTTGGAAGTGATAACCCTATACCCGTACCACCTGGCATTCCTTCGCTCATAGTTTTAAGTTTAAGAGTAATCAGTTTGAATATTTTTTCATCAAACTTTGGATATGCTTTTAAGAATCCAGCCTTTTGTTGTTCTTCATCACCCTTACTTAACCAATTTCGTACATTAGTACCTGATATTGGGTTTGATTGTGATGGTGAAACATATACATAACCCCTTTCCTTATATCCTTGTTCTATCTTACCTTTATATTTTTCAAAATACTTTCCACCCAATCTCATCTCATCTTTTTCACCAACAACACTTATATAACCAGTTGTAGTTTCATCGAAGTTTTTTAAGATTTCAGTAGGTGCATAAGGATTCTTAATCTCAACTATTTTGTTTGATGGTATACCAAACATTTTAGTCATGATTATTTTCTTTTCCTTAAAATTAAATGGAGATTGTCTATTATCGGTTTTATTAGATGTACCAATAAACACTTTATCCTTACCAAATTTCTTACAAAGATTTTGATAAGTTGCGTAGTGGCCTTTGTGAAAAGGTTGGAATCTACCTGAATATACTACAACAAAGTTGCGTAATTCGGTATCTTCTAATAAAATTTGATTGACAAGATATTGACTTAGTTCATTCATATATGCAGTACTCTAATAGTCTATAAATATAAATGATTCAATAATTAGTGATTTTTATAAACAAACGGGTCTCTCTTACGAAGTTCTTCTAACTTTTTTTTATAAAGTTCCATTTGTTTTCTTTTATTTCTTTTTTTATTAAAGAAATCTAATATTTTTTTTAATAATTTCATTTTAAAGTAAATCTAGTGATTCTCCGTTGATTATTTTATTTAAATTTTTCATATAAATATTTGATACATATTTATGATTATATTTTAATAGATGATTTCGATTGTATTCTAATATATGAAACATCTTTTTCATCATTTCATCCCATTCTTCATTTGATTTTAAAATTAATGATTTAATTACTTCATATATTTTAATAATGCGTTCGCTATTATTTTCAATATCATCGTAACTTTCATCCCAAAAATCAGAAAATGTTTTAAATCCAATTCTTTTAAGAGTTTTAAGTATTCCCGGTCTTCCCATCATTACAAATGGGTGTAAATGTGCTATTGGTTTAAATGCCTTTTCTGATAAATATGTACCCATTTCATAAAAAAGAGTTTCCGGTACTATACTAAAATATGTTTTTTCATAAATATCTTTAGTTTCAAAAGCAAAACCCCATATAGATTCTAAATCATCATAATCTACCACTCTTTTTTTAATTTTGGTCAAATTATGAAAACCAGTACTCATTTTATTTTTGTAATTTTGGTCTAAAATATAAGGAACATTATCATATCCACCTCCACTAACTAAATCTAATCCGGCATCAGCTGTATATAACATTTCATCCATATCAAAAGATGAAAGTGTGTCATCTAATAGTTTATCGTTTTGTAACAAAGATAAAATAATTAATCTATGTGGTCGTAATCTACGATTTAACATTAAAGCCTTTTTTTCTCTATTTTTTAAAGATAAAAATTCTTTATTTTGTGTAATAGAGTTCATGTTTGTACAACCATTAAAATGCATTTCTGATTTGCCGTTCAATAATTCATCAGTTTCTTTACTTTTTGCAAAAACCGCCCATGTATAACAAGTTGTTTTTAATAATGATGTGGGGTTATGTGTTTTAACATAATAATCATTATATAACTGAGTTGTATTTGAAGCCGAAGTTATTATTATTACTTTTGATGGATTGATATTATGAACTTCGCATGCAATATGAATATTATTAAATAATTCAGGTTTAATATCACCCTCACTACTATAATCAAAAATTAAATAAGCATTTTTAGCATTTAAAAACTTTTTGGCTTTGTATGATATAAAATCAAATGTGTGTTTATTTTGATGATATGTAAAATCATCTCCTATACAAACTAATATATTTCCAAACGGGGCAATTGTATAATAATAATTTTCTGTTGGTATTCCAATGGTATCGGTCTCTTCATCATATCTCAAATCATCAATATGATAATCTTTTATACAATAATCACCAATATTTAAAAAACAATCATATACAGAAATTTGTAAATATTTTTTTGAAAATGTATTAATATAATCATTATCAATATAAAAATTATTATCCCACAAATCGCTTGTAAAATTATAATTCATTCCATTTGGTATAAACCCACGTGGACCGATAAAATCAAATATTCTATTAATTTGCATAGTATAACTCTGGATATTCTGCTAATACATGTATACCAACATTTTCAGTTGCGTATTTATATGATAATTCAACATCTTGCCAAGTCTTTAAATCGTGAAATTCTATATTAGGACACATCGATTTAAACTCATCTATATAATTTCCTTTGTGTTGATGGCCTGGGTCTAGTGGTTTATCTGAACCCTTACCTACTCTAATTAAAATATGTGGATTCCATTGACCATTTGACATTTTTTTGATTTTATCTAAATGGTTTACCAATTGATTACTTGCACATATTACAAAATCCCAACGAGGATAAAATGAAACTACTTTATGGCCGGCCATAGCTAATCCTAAACTCATTCCCATTTGGGTTTCTTCCATAACGGGAGTTTCAATCATTCTTTCTTTTGGTAACCCATCAATTGTTTTTGACATTGGGTTTCCGTAATAAACAATTTGTTGTCCAATTAGGATTGTACTTTCGTCATCCATTAATGTTTTCATTGCATTTGTTAATGCATCAACATATGGTGTAAATTCCGGTGTACTCATTATGGTTTTGAATTTGGATTAAATTGATTTTTATTTTCTTTATACCATTTAAGAGCATCAGTCAATCCACTTCTTAAATCGTATTTTGGTTTCCAACCTAATGATTTTAATTTAGTATTATCAAGTAATCTAACGGGTATCATAGGAGCTTTATTATTTACAAACTCAATTGGATTGGTATTACCTTCTATGTCTTTAATTGTATCTAAAACTTCATTTACAGTATACCCCTCACCATATGATACATTGTATACATCATATTTATCAACATTTTCTGCTACACATATAAATCCACTAACCATATCATCCACATGGATTACATCTCTAACTTCAGTTCCATCACCCCATACTGGTATCGGGTTTAGGTTATCCGCAACCTTTCTAATGTTTGCAGGAGTAACGTGACATTTTTCGAAATCGTATTTATCATTTGGTCCAAACGCATTTGAAGGTCTGATAACAATACATTGCATTGGGTTATGGATTTGATTTGAAAAGAAATCACAAAGTGTTTCACAATATCGTTTCATCCAACCAACTGCTTTATACACAGGTACAATAGATGGTGTTTGAATTTCCATATCTTCCGTACAAGGAATATTACCCATATCTGGATATGTTGTATTAGATGATATGAAAATAAATTTTTTCACTTCTCTAATCCAAGCTTGTTCCATTAGATTAACATTCATTTCAATGTTTGGTGTGACATGCAATAGAGGATTAAATTTTGTATCTAATGCATTTGATGTATTTGCTGCACAATGAAATATAACATCAACCCTATGAGTAAGGTCTTTACAAAACCCAGAATTTGTTAAATCGCCTCTAACAAATTCTATATTTTCAGAACCTTCAAAATCATTTCTTAATGGTCTAGAATTTGAAGTTGCTTTTAGATTTTTGTATCCATTTTCCCATAGCATTTTTAGTAAACGTGAACCGATGAATCCACTTGCACCTGTAACCAGGATTTTGTCTGTTTTTTTCATAACTTATTTTTTGTATTCATTTAAATAATAATCAATTGTATGTCTTAATCCTGTCTTTAAGGATATTTTTTGTTTAATTCCAAAAGTTTCTGCCCTTTCAGTGCTCATCAATCTTTTCTCATCACCATTTGGTTTTGTTGGGTCCCAGTTTATTTCAACTTTTTTACCATACATCTCTTCGTATATTTCTACAAGAGTTTCTGCAAGTTCTTTAATTGTTACACCCGTACCACTACCTAAATTTATTGGTTGTGTTAGTTTTTGTTCGTATGCTTGAATAATTCCATCAGCAACATCTCCTGCGTAGATAAAATCTCTAATTGGAGAACCATCTCCCCAACATACTAATGGATGTTCTTTTTCACCGAATAATCTTTTGATTAGGGATGCGATGACGGTAGATTCTGGACTAAAATTATCATGTCTACCATAAATGTTTGCCGGTCTTACAATTGATACTTTATTCCAATCGTATGATACTGAATATACTTCTGCTTGAAGTTCTCCGAGTCTCTTAGCCCATCCTGCGTATTTATCTTTTTCTGATGGAAACGTTTTCCAAACATCGTCTTCATAAAATACTTCCGCCGGTTGATATACTCCAACTGTCGATGTGTAAACATACCATTCTACATTTTCTAAACGTGCAGCTTCCATCATATTAGTGTTAAACTGCAACATTGGTACGAAATAATCTGCGGGTTGTTCAGCTGCTCTTTTTGGAGAACCCTTTACTCCTGCAATATGGAAAATTATATCCTGTCCTTCAACTACTCTTTTACAATTTTTGAATTCACGTAAATCAGCTTTAATAAACTGATAGTTATCCACATTGTATTTTTCTAATTGATTTTCTGGAGTGTTAATATCCACTGCGGTTACAAATGCTCCTCTTTGGATACATTTGTCAACCATATAATTACCAACTAAGCCGTTGGCACCTGTTATCAAAACCTTTTTACCATTCATTGTGTATTGTTTTATATATATATGTTATTTTTGAATTATTAAATCAGTAAAATTACTCATTATATTTATACCACCAAAGCCCATATTATCAAAACTTTTTTCGTATGCATATAAATTGTTTACTTCATTTACAAAGTCATTATAATTTTCGTGGTCTGGTTCCCATACTGATGATTCTTTAAATTTAGCATCAGATATATGTGGCCATTGGGCTATTTTACCAAAATATACCCATGTAGAATATGAATGTTGTTGATTTTTAATTCTCTCAATTGTTTTTTCATAAATTAATTTTGCAAAAGCTAACATTTCTTTATAATTATTATTTTGAACTACAAATGAACAACGTAAAATACTAATAGTATCAATTTGTGAAATGAAAAATAAATTTTCCATTAATACATCCCATTTACCATTTAATCTAACTATATTTTCATAAGTGTTCTTTGTTGCTGCATCAATTGATATTTCTACCATTTTTATATATGGTTGAGCTTTCTTTATTAGATTCCAATTTTCTTTATTAAATAAATTACCATTTGTAGTAATATATATTTCATCTAAATTTGGCCACAATTCAGGGTCAAACTCTATTAAAAATTTTCTAAATGATTTTGATGCAAATGGGTCACCACTTCCTGTAATATCTAGTTTTCTTGCATTTTTTGAATATTTAGTTTTTATAAAATCAGTTATTTTATCTATTTTTAATATTTCATCTGGTTTTGCCATTATAGTATCTACTCTACAAGTTGGACATTTTAAATTACAACTTCTATCATAGGTAAAATTTATAGATGCAGGTGTTTGGTCATTATACGTTTTATTTTCAATTTTATACCCGCGATGGTCAGTATATGGTAACTTATCTTTTTCAATGAAATATCCAGTTGGAGTTTGTGTATTAATAAGAGTGCTTAAATGAGGACATGCACTTTTATCACAATATGAATATGTTCCATCTAATATAGATTTTCGTATATCTTGAATTAATTCGGAATTCCAAACATCATAATCATATTCACCGTCTTTTTTATCAAATTTTATTTTAGTGTCTAACCAAGTCGGGCAACAGAGAGTTATTTCTTCTTGAAAAAATTCAACATGTTGAAATGGTTGAATGCAAATATATTTTTTTAAAATAGCTTCGTTATCTACCATTCGTTTTCTATATTTTTTAATATTTTTTCTAAAGTATCTATTTTTAAATTATCCCAAAGTTGTCTATTATATATACATATATGTTTTACATTTTTGTATAGTTCATTTAACTCATCAATACTTTTATCATTTAGACTTCTAACTAATTTTAATAAAGCAAAAAATCTACGATTTGGATTTTCAATATCATCGTAACTTTCATCCCAAAAATCACTAAATGTTTTAAATCCATAGGTTTTTAAATGTTTTAAATAGCCATATGATGAAAATACTATAAATGGTTGATAATTTATAATTGGTTTTAATATTTTTTCTGATATAAATAATTCATTTAGTTCAAATGATGATTCTGTTACTAAGTTTATGCATGAATCTAAAAATAATTCTTTTTTAAACGCATCATTTACTCTAAAATCAGATTTATCTGATATTTTTTGAGTATCTAATTCTATTGGAATGTGTTTATTAAAATAATTAATATCTATTTTCGGCATACTCCCATCTAAAGTATATACATGCGAGTAACCTTCTACTTTTAATAAAAATGAAAAATATGAATCAGAATAATTGCCCGTCAGATACTCATTTAATAATGATAATCTATGTTCTTTATCAACACTTCTATTAAAACAAATAAATTTTTTATTTCGGTATCCATCTAATTCATTTAACTCTATTTTTTCGCTCACATAACCCAAGTCAGTAGGATATGGTTTAAAAAATTGGTTACGATTTATAATAGATTCTTCTAAAAAAAAATCAAATGATAATATATCCTTTAATCTCCTATTACTATCAATTATATAGTACTTATTTGATGGTAATTTTTCTTTTATGTATTTAAATGCTAATTTGTATGTGGCATCATTACACGGGTCTGGTATACTAGTAAATAATAACTTTATATCATTATTTTTTATGAAATTATATACAGTTTCTGGAATATTTAGTAAACTTTCAAGTTTTGTCCTACCTTCAATTAATAATATATTCTTATGGTTGGGCTTTAGTTGGCCATTTAATGTGTATGAGTACTCATTTTTTATTATATAGTAAAATATAGGCCCAGTCATAGCATAGGTCTCATCTCCATTATATTCGTGTGTATCCTTTAAGAATACAAAGTTTAAAAGACTACCCATTTTCCTGTTCCGTAATGCGGATATTTTGATTTATATTTATAATATATGACATCTTCTGGTATTTCTCTCTGAATTTCTCCCCAAGTGTGTGATGTAGGAGTATTTGTAGAAACTTCATTATCCTCCACTACAAAATAAAGAGGTAAATTATGATTTCTAGCGTATTTATGTACTTCATAAAAGATTCCAGTCTCAAAAGTCATATCACCGATGAAACACCAGACCTTTTTATCTTCACCTTTTAGTTTAATTGATTTAGCAGCACCTAATGCAATAGGTAAAATACCCGTTACAATTGCTGATGAGTAGAAATTACACTTTTTATTGACAATAGTTATACTTCTGCCATCTAAAATCTCATCCTTTAGCCAGGATTCATCAATTCCATGTAAAAGTGCATGATAATGAGACCTCCATGTGGAAAATACCCAATCATCTACACCTACTTTTTTAAATATTTCTATTAATTCATCCTCATTTCCATTTGATAAGTGTATTGGGCCACGGATATCTCCTGCTTCCCAATGTTTGATAATATCATCTTCAAATCCAATGAGTTGTTCTTTTGTAAGATTACCATCTACCCATCTGTCTTCGTGATAATCTAAATTTTTAATTTCCATTTTTATCTCTATTTGAAAGTATTGGTTGTGCTACGGGCCATTCAACATTAAATCGTTTATCGTTAAACACTATTGTTTTTTGTTTGTTCTCATCATTGTATTCACCCTCATACGCCATTTTGTAAAAAAAGATAGAATTGTCCTCCATAACATAATGACCATTAGCAAACATGGGTGGAATTAAAACCTGTGTTCCTGTTTCGGGTGAAATTATAAAAGATTCCCATTTACCATAGGTTGGTGAGTTTGGTCTAACATCCATTACAACCAAATATATACGACCATGCAGACAACTTACTAATTTCCAAGTCTTTTCATCATAGTGCATTCCTCTCAATACCCCTACCTTTGATTTTGAGAACCTATCGTGTTTAAATTCTAACCCATTGTTGCGTTCAGCGGCGGGCAACAAACGGTCATAATACTCTGAGTGATAAGTTGTAGAGATTGAACCTCTATACTCATAATAGGTAGATGGTTGTACGATTTTTATTTCTGGTAAAACTGAACCATTATAATAGTGGAAATCATTCCAACTTCTTTCTTTGTAAAATATACTACGTCCTTGTGCCATAACTTAAAGGGAATCCATTTCTATACTTTGAAGATAAGTCTTGGATTAAAATTTTATATGTTTTTATTAATTCTACTATTCCATCATCTAAACTATATTGTGGAGTCCAACCTAATTTTTCTAATTTAGCATTAGAAACAATATAATCTCTTTTGTCGGGGTCTTCATAATAATCCGAATATGTGATTGCAAAATCAGGTACATATTCTTTGATTTTTTCTACTAATTGTTGTTTTGATAAATTAGCGTTTGAAAGACCTACATTAAATACATCTCCTTTTAATTTTTCATAATTTTCTATCATATACACAAATGTATTTGCAACATCTCTGATATGAATATAGTTTCTTATGAAGTTTTTCTCAAAAATGGTGATGTACTTGTCAGTTAATGCTTTGTAAACAAATTCGTTAACAAGTAAGTCCATTCTCATACGTGGTGAAGAACCAAAGACGGTGGCAAGTCTAATTGAAATACCACCATAGTTTAATACTTCTCTCTCAGCATTAACTTTGGTTACACCATAATGAGAAATGGGGTTTAGTGGACTCTCTTCAGTACACTCACCATTCTCTCCTATCCCATACCCACTATTTGTGTTGGGGTATATAATCTTTTTATTAGTATCTTTTATTCTATCGCAAATAAACTTTACATGAGTATAATTTACTGCAGTTGCAAGGTCTTTATCTCTATCACATGCAGGAAATCCTACGATTGCTGCCAGAGGAATAATAACATCTGCCTCATCAACGTATTTTGAAAGTTTTTCCTGGTCTCTAACATCGCCATAGATGAATTCAAAATTCTTTCTCCAACTATAATGTATTAATGATGTTTGATTATACATTAAATTATCATAAACTGTAAGTTTTGTAACCCCTCCGTTATTAAATAGCCGTTCAATTAAAACTGAACCTAAGTAACCCGCACCACCTGTAATTAAAATGTTCATAGTATGTTATTTATTAATAATTTTTCAGTTCTATTTGATGTCCAAAATGAATGTAATAATTTTTTATTATGAATTAGTATTTCTTCCATATCTTTAAGCATTTGGATAAGTTCTGATTGTGATTTATTACATAGTTGTTTAACTTCATGTATAATCATATCACAACGTTTAGGAAAGTTTAATTCTGAATCATAACTTTCATCCCAAAAATCAGAAAATGTTTTAAATCCAATTTTTTTTAAATATTTTAAAGTATTCGGATTACCCACTATAAAAAATGGGTGTAAATTCATTATTGGTTTCATTGTTTTTTCAGTAATAAATAAAAACTTTTTTTCTGCGTTTGTTTCTGCTACAATTGAAAAAAAAGTTTCTTCATATTCTTTTTTTCTACTTAAATAATTATGAAACCATGCCACACGTTCTCCATCTGATTCATCTATTGAAAGTGGGTAAAAATTTTTATAATTATTAACTAAAAAATTATACTGATTTTTTCTAATATCTAATTCGCCAATTTCATCTGATGTTTTTTTTATTTGTTCATCAAAATCATCATTTTGAATTAATGAAACATACCCACTATCTAATAAATTATTTTCCCATAATTTACCTACAAAATAAGGGCGGTGCATTCTAGATGTATTTCTATTATAACATAAGAATTTTTTTGGTTTTTCTGAAAAACTTAATTGTGATTGTATAGAGTAATTATAATTATCTTCTATTATTTCATTATTTTCTACTCGCAATTGAGATATAAATTTTCCTGCCTCATTTATATAATGGTCATTATTAAAAGTATGAATTCTTTTTATTGGTGTTTTATTTATTTTATTAAAATCAAGTTCTTCTATTAGTACATTATTTGAACTCACAATCACTTTATTGGTATGATTGATATTATGTTTATTTAAAAAGTTATTTATATTATTAAATAATTTGTAATCATGTTCATATGAACCTTCCCATATATCAATAAATAATATTTTAATATTTTCATATTTTTTTAATAAATCAATCATTTTTGGTGAAATCATATCATCTAATTGATTTAATATGTTACCATAATATTCAAATAAGACTTGGGCACCAAATGATTCAAAACATAATAAATAAATGTCATTCGGATTTATTGTATTTTTATGTTCTTCATCAATTAATTCATTTGATAAAATTGTGCGTATTTTTTTACCTCTTTCTAATAACTTTGTTTGATATGCGGCAGTATGTGGTGTATATTTTGTAGGTGAATTCATTGTCGTAACGACCGAAGTATACTTTTCAGAATATATGTTTTCTAATGCAGAATAAAAATTAATTGGTAATGAATATTTATTATATCCTAATGGTAAAAAGCCATTTGGAGTTTTAAAATCAAAAATAAAATTAATAGTTGGTTTTGTTAATTGGATTCCATCCATGTTTTATCGTATTTATTTAAATTATTACCATTGTTAGTAATATCAAGTACTTTATATGGAGTTGATTCTATAAAATCATAGTAGGCAATTGGTTTGTGTTCTGGTTCTATTATTCTAGCAAATGCTTTTGCAATTTCAATATTTGTTAAATATTTTTGATAAACTCCCATTAATTTAAACTCACCCGAAAAAAAATGTCTATGTTCTAATGGACAATTATCTAATGGGTTTGCACATCCAATCCATAACCATGCTGAATTATAATCAATTAAATTATTTGGGACATCCATTATTTTCTGAATACCATTAACAATAAATCTTAATTTTTTTTCACTAACACTATATGAAAAAATAAAATCCAAATCACCATTACTAATATCTGCTGAGTTTTCTATATCATTTAATGGTATTAGTATTTGATGAATTTCATCTTCATTATTTGTTTCGTCTGGTGAACCATGTATCCATTGTTGTATTTGTCTATCGGGTATAGTAGATGGTTTACTATTACCCGTCCAAACTGTGGCCTTAGCAACTCTAAAATCATCACCTGTTTTAAGAACTGAAATTCCCAAATGTTTTCCATTTTTTATCATTACTGCAGATTCTTCAGTAACAGAGTTTTCTTTCATTTTATCCCAATCTACTCGTACTCTACATAAAAATGTAAAATCTGCAGTTGTAACTTCTTTACATGAAACTTTACTTAATGCGTATCTACTGGTTGGTGGAATAAACCAAACATCATTACCGTTTAAAATCATAATTTAATTGTTTTAGTAAATTCATAAAAATCAGCCAATTCTGGAAATACTTTTTTGAAATCAGTTCCCCTACGTTTATCATGCTCTTCAAAATATTTTCCAAAATTATATCTCTGTTCAAATAATTTTTTATCATCTATTGGTGAAATCATCCAATCATATGTTCTTTTAATTTTTTGAATTTCTATATCAGAGTAACCAATATATTTATTTTCAAATAGAGGTACTGATAAAAAATCTGCTCTTTGTGCTTGTTTGTAAATTAAATCAGCAAAATCATAAGGAAGAACTTGAACCGTTTGATGGGTTGGATATCTTAAATAAGATGTGTCTAAAAACACTGCCGAATTCCAATATCTATCATTTGAACCATAGTTCTTTTTTAAGTCGTATACACCATTTATAAGTTTTATATAATTTGGTACGGATAACGCATTATATGTAACCATAAATGTAAGATTTACTCTTGGACAACGGGCTAATATTTTATTTACATTATCCCAAAAACGATTAAATTCTAAACCATTTCTAATATATTCTGCTTGTTCTCCCCAACTATCACATGATGTAAAAATAATAAATTCTCTAACCCTATCTTCATCGCAAATTTTATTTACTTTATCGATAAATTTATCAATTAATTTATCAGGTACTCCTAAATTTGAATTAATTGCAAGTTGTAAATTTCTATTTGGGTCTGAGTGGTCTATTATATAATCCAATACATCCCATGTATCTTTACTCATAAGTGGTTCTCCACCAGTAATTCTAAAAGTATGAAGGTCTTTATATAAATCTGGCCACCATTTCCAAAACGCATCAACATAGGGATTTAATTCACTATGTTTTATTGGCATTTTATTTTCTGATTTATTATAATCTAATGAATTAAAACCATCAGTAGTTGGGTATGCACCAAATTCTTCAATTTCTTCCATCCAACGAGATGAAAATGCGGGTGCACAATACGAACACTTAAAATTACAAGCGTTTGAAAATGCGACCTCTACATATTTTGGATTATAATCATCTCTCCAATCAGAATTTTTAATTTCATCCATAAATGGGTAAGACCAACTTTCTGCTGATTTAAACGTTCTATCTGAAAACCTGTCTGAATTGTCTTCTACTGCCCAACAATAATCACATTCTTCAGGTCGTTTACCTTCCAACATTTCTTTTCTTCGTCTTTTCTTATATTGAGTATTGTGTAACGCAGACGGGTTACGTGCAATCTCTTTAGTAGGAATTGGATGAGTACGAGGGTGGTGACAGGAGTGGGTATGCCCTAATTGTAAATGTAAAGTGGTTTGTGTCCATTTAGCCAAACACATACCATTTCCCTTTTCATTTAATTGGTCCCTAATACTAACGTAAAATGGGTTTTCACCAGTTAGTGATTTTTTAAGTTCTTTAGATTTTATATTTTCTTCTTCTGCCATAACTTCGTTTTGTATATTTATATATATTACAATTTTACATTTATCAACTTTGCTTTGGGGGATATTTCATCAATATTTACCAACTGATATTTTAATTGGGCGATACCATCTGATTTATAATCCCAAATACCTTGTTGCATTTGTAAAACATATCTTTTTTCATTTCTTGCGGTAGTTGCCCCCTTTGCCCATTTATCAACACCACCAACTTTAATCAATCCTTCATCTTGATGTGGTAAACAACGTAATCTACCTGGTCTTCTAAATGGGATTATTGTATATGGGATTTTAATTTGGTCTGATTTAGATTCACAACGTTTTATATCACCATTTATATTATTATCTGATAAATCTACTGCTATTCTTGTATCAATATTAGTGTTAAAATCGTAATGTAACACTAAACCGGTTTTTGGTAATTCGGTTTGTAATTTTTCAACCTCATTTTTTTCTAACTTACGATTCCATATCATAATCTTTGCTATATCACCTTTAAACCATTTGTTAGGTTCATTTTTACCAACTGATGTAGTTGTTCCAATGTAATAATCATCTAAACCATAACTCTTTAAGCGGTTCTCATAATGAAGTGGAGATGTCGTACCTGTGCCATGTCTTGCATCTGATTCTTTTCCATTCAAATAAAAATGAATATTTTGTTTTGCAGAATCAACTGTTAGTGTTACCCAACTCCATTGATTTTCGTATCGTTTCATCCATTGGTATAAATGATTTTGTTCACTATCCCATAATTGTGCAGTATATGCTCGACTATTATTATAAGAAATTCCATAATCAAATCCGGGTCTTCTTATAATTGGATATTCACAAAACCTTCTATCATCATCACCGATTAACCAAATAGGAACTTTTTCCTCTTGTTGATTTGCTCTAACTAAAACTGATATGGTATGAGAACGAGATGTTAGATTTCTAAGTATATTATTTTTTTCAATTTTAATATGAGATGCTTTACCATCAAAATGTAAATAATTTTGAATAGTATCATCATAATCCATATATGAATCATTAGCATATCCTTCTAAAACACATCTCCAAAAAAGGTCATCATCCTCCATACCCCAATCCCAATAATCATTTGAATATCCATTGGTTCTTTCTACTTGTTCCTTTGAAAAAATGACTGCACCACCAAAATACTCTTCGTACTTTAGTTTGTAATCCATTTGAGATATGTTTGTTGCAATATGAACGGGATGTTCGGTTGGAAATGAATAATCACAACCTTCTTCAGGTATCATATCAATATCATGCCAAACTATATAATCACACCCATCTTCAAATGCGTGTTTTGCTGCAACGTTTTTCATTGCACCCCTATTAAATAATTTATCATCTACTTGATGACCAAAATATATACAATACTCAATACCTTGTTCTGTAAGATATTTTTCTATTGCAGGAACAAATTGGTTTAGATGTTCCTCTCTATTTCTATATGGTACACATACTCCTAATTTCATTATATTCCGACAGTTATCATTTGTATATTTTTAGCTAATTTTATTTTTTTATGTAAAATAAATTGTAAATCAGATAACCCATCGGTTTTTGTTAATTCTGGATTTTTTATTACTTCATTAATAAATCTAAGTTGATTCCATCTTGTATTATCATCCTTCCATCGATTACCTGCGAACCCATGATAGGTATGATTCATAGAATTAAAAGTAGATTCTCTCCTATATGGAATTTGAATTTCAGTTTCAACTGATTCAGCTATATCTTGTGTATATATTTCACAATTACTAATTTTACCTATATTATTATGAGGTGATAAATCAATTAATTTGTAATCACGTATAAACGTAGTATCATAATAGGTTTTTAAATTATGACTAGATGTATATTTTCCAAAATTTGAATTTAATAAATATTCTTTATTATTTGCTATTTCCGCTATAGCATCAGCTGATAATTTAACATCATAATGTGCAAAATATTCAAATGTACCCTTAAACCAATTTGGAATTGTTGCTCGTGTTGGATTACCAACTCCGATATACATATTTGGTTCTTGTTTATATTTTTTATAAAAATTTTCTATTATTTCACTTTCACCAATCAATACGCCATCTTGATACATACATATTATCTTACTTATGTGGTCATATGTAAGTGTAATATTTGTGGTATAATTTGGTTTAATTTCACTATTTAAATAAATTGCTTTTAATTTTGAATCAAACAAACAAAAATTGTACCTATTAAAAGAGGTGTATGAAATTGCAAAATCATATCCCGGTATACTAAAAATAGTAAATTCATCTGATTGTTTATTGTGGTCTAATTTTAAATCATCCGGTTTAAAACAAATTGTTAATGAAAAATCTCTTTGAAAGTCAATATTATTGTTTAGTTTAATATATGCATTATCACCATTTAATTGTAAAACTTTATTATTTTTTGACATGCTTTTTATTTTTTTAGATTTTAACTTTATGTTATTAAGTTTACATCTAAAAAGTAAATCATCATCTTCAAACCCCCAACCCCAATATTTATTTGAATATCCATTTATTTTTTGGAAATCCTCGGTTGGAAACATTGTTACGCCACCGAAATAAGATTCAAATGTTTCTCTTTTTAATTCATTTTCATCTGGTATAACATTTGTTGCTAAATGTAGTGGATATTCGCTATAAGAATAATCTACATCAACCGGTAACATATCGATGTCGTGGAATACCATATAATCACAACGCGTTTTTTTAGCGTAGTAATATCCGATATTAAGAAGCATACCCCTATTAAATAGTTTAGCATCATCTTGTTCGATAATTATAATTTTATAATTAATATCCTTATCACTAAAGTATTCAGTAATATGTTCTATAAATTTAGTAAGGTGTGTATAACGATTTCTATAAGGAATTATTATAGCAAGTTTTTCTAAAATCATCTACAATATTTAATCTTCTAATTTATCACTTTTTGTTTCAATATATGCTTTATGCCATTGATATAAATAATGTTCTATACGAGGACCCCACTCATCTTTATCAATTTCTTCAAACCACACAGTAAGTGCATCTAATGAATTAGCAATTTTTTCTAATGCTTTAATTTTTCTTTCTTCAAGGAGAACCCCCTTACGCTCTTCTATACTTGGAGTGGTTGGTTCTGATTCGATTAACTTTGTAACGTCTTCCGTTGCATTGATTACTTTTTTTGCCATAACTTTGTTTTTTTTTGTTTGTATATATAAATATATTTTTTTTAAATTTTGGTAATTATTTTGGTAAGTTTATTCCATTTACTATAATCATTAAAATCATATGATTTCCCTAATAATTCTTCTATCATAAAATTTGAATTATTAATATCAATTTTAAAATCATTCCATTGAATTGCTTTATACATTGATTGGTATTCAGTTGAAAAAGCATATTCTTTTTTAATATCAGCAACTGCTTTAATTCTTTCTACACAAGTACTATCCCATTTAAAATGATGTACTTGAATTAATCCCTCCCCCCTTCCAATTGGGTAACGTTTTGGGTGTTTTGTACCCCAACTATTTGTTCCATCTTCAAACTCCACATAATGTTGACCAGATGATACTTTAACAACCCCTTTCATAATACAAACCTTATTTGGACAAGCCCCACTCATTGGATATCTAAAAAATCCAGCAAGTGGGAATTGTGTCCAAATATTTGTATGTTCATTTATTTGAGGAAACTCTCCATTTTCTCCTATCCTGTCAATAAACCCACCTGTAACAAATTCCCAATCATTTTCTTCACAATCAGAAATTAATTCTCTAATTGGTTTTGGATAAATGTGAAATTCATCGTCATCTGAAACTACCCACCAATCATTAGGGTGTAATAATTTTGTTTCGTTATATAATTCAGTAACATATTCCCAATTAAATTTTTCTTTTATTGCTCTTTTAACAATTTTTGCTTTAGGGAATTTTTTTATAATTTCATAAACACTATCATATGTACTAAACCCATCCCATTCATATACAACAACATATATTTCATCAACTAAATCATTATAGTGATTTAACATATGATGTAGAGTATTTGTTCTACTTCCCGTTACTGTAACTAATCTAATTTTTTGCATCGTTGAATAAATGTTAAACCCGTAGATGCTGGTTTGTTTCTTAATATACCATTATTAAAAAAATTAAAAACCTCCCATTTACCTGTCTCTTTTAATTCTTTTATTAATTTGGATGGACCAGATGAAAACTCATGAAAATCATTTTTGCTTTTCACATCATCTGTAACTATTAATTCTTTTTCAAATGATGAATCGGTATCATGAATTGATATTATACCATAGGGTGAAAGAATTTGTGAATATAAATCAAAATCATTTTTTACATCTTCATAGGAATGACCTGCATCAATATGTAAGTAATCTATTTTTATATCCTCTTTTATAAAATAATTATAAAATGCGTTTTCAGTAGTATCAATGATAATTCTACAAGGAAAATGAGTTTTGAAAAATGAACCATCTTTTACCCAATCGGTTTCTCCACCTATACCATTGGAAGCATCTACTAAAATTGTAGTACCACTATCTCCCCATTCCATAGCTTTAGCTCCATCAAATATTTGTTGGTCGTGTAGTTCTATTCTTGCTTGTGACATTATTCTTGGAATAAATCCACCACCACTTCCTAAACATACACATATTTTTGCCCTAAGATATTGGATTGTTGAATAAATTAACATCCCATCACCCAAATGATAATCTGTAGCTCCATGTGTCCAACGATACTTAACTGGAGTATAATATAAAAAGGGATTTTCATTAATATCTAGCTTTTTATAGCTATTATTAGTAAAGAAGTCTTTTAAAATATTAAAGTTAATTATATTACCCATAATGTTTTTATTTAGTAGCTGTAGCTTGATAGCTTATCCCCTGACCCCTTTGTATATAAATATATAAAAATATACCAAACGATAAAAAAACTGAAAAATAAATATTTGGAATTATGCTAAAATTGCTGTACGGATTTTATCAATCCACTCCTCTTTATTATTATATTTTTGCATAAAATCTTTTAATTTGTTCCACCAATAAAGACGTTCTTCGTGAGAATCGTTAAGAATTTGTTTAATACATTCATCAAATTCATTTTTAGTAGATACCCTATATTTGTATTCAATTTCTGGCATCCAATCTGAATTTAATATTGGTAATTTACCATAATCTACTGCTTGAAAAATTGAATAACCGAAAGGTTCTTTGAAATATGCTCCATGAAATATACCCCAATTTTTTAACATAAAAAAATGTAATATTTTGGGGTCCCATTGAAATAAATCAATTTGTTTAAATGTATAAGTTGTACTATCTTTAAGGTTTAATACATCATGTTGATTGGTAAGAACTACACAATGATATTCATTTAACCAATGTAAACATTTTCTAGATTCTGACCTTGCGGCGTAACCAATCTTACCATTATTTATATTAGTAGTTAATTCGATATTATGTTTAAATTCATAAAAATTTGGAATATTATATGTGTAATTAGGATGTTCTTCAATCATATTAGTTGTATTACATCCTACCCAAATTCTACGATTAAATGTTGCTAAATACTCATCATAAAATTCTGCATCAACTTCAGTATTATATTGTAGTCGTTTTAATTCAGGTATTGCATTAATTGCATCATCCATTTCTCTAGCATATGCATGAACAAAGACGGTTTTAAATTTATCTTCAAAATGCCAAATATGTGGTCTATTATGATAATGTGGATGTAAAACATGAATTTCATCACAATTATCTAACCAATCCCTAGTCTTTTCAGGGTCATCATAATGAAAATGATGAATTAATCCACTCGGCAAGTATTTTGATTCAAAAGCAGCAGGTCTTTTAGAATCTATGAGTAATCTCCAACTACGTTTATCAGGTAAAGTTGGCCATACTAATTCTAAAAAATAATTGGTCCATATATCAGCACCACCTTGTACTGTATTACCACATCCAGTTGTAACTAAAACTTTTATACTCATATTGTATATAAATATATATAAATTAAATTATTGTAATTTTGTTTGATGATTATGGAATGGACACCCTCTGACATCTTCTCCATTAAAGTATCGTCTACCATTTCCATTTGGTTTTTCTATATCTTTAGTAGAACGTTCAATTCCAAACTCACGCATTACCTGTTGTTCTTCTTCTATTTCTTCTTTAGTAAATATATCATATCCGTTTTGTAATTCAAACCCCTCAACAAAATATCGTGGGATTGGTAAAACACATCCAATATAATCACCCTTATTTATTATTATTTTTTCGTTTTTACGTGTTACCTTTAGATTAAAAGTAAAATCTCTACGAAGATTATCGGTTTCAATTACCCCAGTCATATGTTGAATACCATCTATCCAATGATTTGGTGGGTTTATTGTCATTAAATTAATATCCGGTGGGGTTCTGAATGTAAATCGGTTTTGTATAGTAACTGTACCCATACCAAAATGAGAATTTATTGATTGATAACCAGTATGTTCACCTTCATCTAAAATTTCAATTTTTGTGTGTTGTGAACCCTCCCCACCATCCCAAATAACCGAAAAAGTTTTTAATGATTTTATAGCAAAACCATATTGGTTTCCAATTGTCAAAGGTAAACAAAAATAAGCGTGTTTTACAAACCAATCTCTTTTTATTTTACCCTTCAATGGTTCAATTATTATTTCATTTGAATTAATAAAATTTTCACTTTCGGGTATTGTAACTATTTTATTTTTTGGTATTGTTATCATAACCTATTTATTTTCATTAATATTGAATCGTTAATTTCAACCTTATAATTAGTATTTTCCACATCCCAAAGATATTGACTTAATACACCCTCAGGATGATGTATATATTTATATATATTAGAATTAATTATTTTATATAATTTACAATACCAATCCATAGAATCAGACGAACCATATGCTAATTGGTCATTTGGCATATATTTTGGTCCAACATCTTTTAACATCCGTTTCATTTCAGATGTAAATGGGTTATTTATATTTTCATTTGGAGGTAAATAAATTGTATTATTATTTACGTCATTTATTATAAAATTTTTAAAAAACAAATCAAATCTGCAACGTATAATTACATCATACTTTATATTGTTTTCAAATTCATATTCTTTTCGTAATTCATTTGATTTATCAATACTATACCACATCATTAAAGTGTTATAAAATCTAGATTCACCAATTTTTTTCTTAAAGGTATCATATTCAGTAGAATCTATTTGAATTTTTTTGGGTTTATAAAAATCAATAAATTCATAATTAATTTTATCAAAATTATCATTATAATTTTCTATATAATGATGTGGCACCATTTTACCCTTAACATCCCAAGTGTGTATAAACACATCTACATTATATTTTTCTATAATTTTATTTTTTATAGAATCATATGATGATTTCCAATTACGAGTTTGACCTGATAGACATAGTGCTATTTTCATAACCATTCATTTTATATTTTGCATCAAACGTCCAAAAAGAAGTTAGTGTATATCTTATACCATTTGTTATTTCGTTTACCCCGTGTAAATATTCTAAGGTACCTGGAAAAAATACCAACGTATTTGGTTTTGGTTTTAGTTCAATATTTTGATTTGGAAAATATATCTTACCCCCGTCATAATCATCGTTTAAATAATAAACACAACCAAAATTTCTCCAAAAAAACGGGTGTTCATCATTTTTATTTTCACCATCTGCATGAGGATGTTGTATATCGCCTACCTCCCACTTTACTAATCCTAAATAATCAGGATATATTTTATCAGTTAATTCAAAATCAGATTTTATTTTATTTTCCAAGCCTTTTAAATAATTAAAATTAGTTTCAGCAGGTTCGTAAATAACTCTTCCACTCCAATTATCGTTTGGAATACGATTACCCCATTCCTTTGTTTCTTTGGAATAATTTAAATATTTTTCAAATTCACCATCTGATAAATAGTTTTCAGTTATTGATATAAAATTTTTCATTTTAAATATTTTATTAATTAAAATTCGTCATTTAAATTTCCACAATTGGCATTACTTGTAAAACTTACACCATCCCAATATCTCACAACAGTTCCGTTTGAGTAATAATCTCCTGTGGCAGCCGTTCCACTACTATCTGAATATAATGATGTTGCATTACCAAATGATGAAAGAGGTGGTAAATAGTAAGTATCTTCACTAGCTTGACTATCACATGCCGCTTGAGCACTACCCGCACGTCTTAACGCCACTGCCACATTACTCGCCGGTGGAGGCGGAGGAGGAGGAGGTGGTGGCGGTGCCGGACAACTACTTATTGTATTAATAACCCCACTACCTTCCACATAATAAACCGTTGTTCCATTTGAATAATACCCATCAGCTGCGTTCGCACTACCATCACTTGCTGATTTTAATACACATTGTGTAATAAGTGTTGAACAAGTACTCCAAACTCCGGTAGTTACTCCCATACCGCAAGCCAATGCATCATCTCCCGCATTATATCCAAAAGTAAATGCATGATATACTATCGCCGGTGGTGGTGGCGGTGGTGGAGGCGGTGGCGGTGGCGGTGGAGCTACAAAACATACAAAATTAATTGTTC